CTTCCACTCATTAAGAGTCGGACTTTCGTCAGAAAATTGGAAGGGAGTAATGGTACTTCCACATCCTCCTGTCCAACGTTCACTGTCAGCCTGTTCCCTAGCGTCGTCTCCTTGTATAGCTCGTTCCATGGCTTATTGACTTGTTCGTATTCAGTATCCATGAACTGGTCTTAGTTCAAGAGGCCCCTACGCCACGATCAATGGTGTGTTTCTCCTTGCTGCTCGCATAATATGCGCAGTCGCCGCCCCATTGGTCAGGTTGTTCCATGAGATGGTGCCAGGCAGTGATGCGACCGTTACCAAGGCTGTGCTAGCTGTGGCAGCGCCAATAGCATCAATAGTTGTTTGCTCAGTGAAACCTGCTCCCCCAGATGTGGAGAGCGTCGTTGTGCCAGTAGATACATACATCATGTCCACTAGGAAGATCCCTGTGGACCTAAATGTGAGTGTAATAGTGGTAGCTGTTTTGGAGATAATTGCATAATTAGGCCCTGCTCTGTTAAAGAGCACATCTGTAGCATTAGTTTGCAAAGTCTCTATTAATGTGGAGGTGGGTTGGGGAGCAAATAAGGTGACACTATAGGTGATAAACAAATCACCACAGGCATTAGTTGTGCTGCCACCATAAGTGGCAAACCCCAACTGCCCGAGGTCGATGAGTTTATGGTCTTGAGTTGAACTATCATCACAGAAGCGCTTGATGCGATCCACGGGTATGTTCAAGACCGTTTCACCCCACGGGGGTGTTTCCTTAAGTACAGGATAATTCGCCAGCTCCACCCGATCGGATGGTTCAGGGTCAGTGGAGTCTTTGTCCCAATATATACCAACTCTGCCGACCTCCGTAGTGCCACACATGGGCACATACTGGACGGCTACCCGATTGAAGGAGTACTGATCAAAATTGGCTGCTATGGATGGCAACCATGAGAACAGATTTCCATTCAGTGGGTTGAGTTGGTACAAGTTACCAGTAACTCCACCATTGACAGTGAAACTAGTTGAATTATTCACCTGAGTGAGGTACTCCCGATGTGTTATAGTGACAGACCCCGCGGTTGTCCCACTAAACTTCGGCCGACGGCCATCAAGTTGTCGTGATACTGCCACGGGTGCCATAATCGCCCCTCCCATGCCTCCAACATGGCTTACCATCTGATTATTCCTTTGATTGTATCTATTCCTGACGGCTTTCACCGCTTTCTTGCCTAAATTCACAGCTGTATCTACGATTGCATCTCGATTGCTCACTGCATAGGCCTTCAAGGCAGTTGCCGCTGCTGTAGCGGCCATGCCAGCCAACTGCTTCTTCGAAAGTGTGAGAGCATTGTTGTTATTTCTTACTACCATTGTCATGTCGTTCTTGTGTACTTGGTCAAGCTACGGCGGAATCGAGGATGCTGGGCTCATGAGCGTCAACACCCTCCACTCCAAAAAGATCCATCTCCCATCTGTCCAATCTATCCTCCAGCACTATCTGCTCATCCCCCGTTAAGCCAAAGGCAGCCCAAAAGCTTGCTCTGGCCTCAGGAGTCACAACATAGTTGCCACCAGAACCTCGCCATTTATGCACATTTGTCACCGTGTCGATACGTTGATGCTTCTTAGGGACTTCATAGAGAGTAAACCTAGAGTAAAACTTCTCAACGACAGGAATCCCGCTCGTGAGCGCGATCCCGCCATGGTGTTGAGCATTACTCCATGCCCTTCTAGTGGCCAAATCCCTAATATTGTTAACACAGTGAACATCCTTGCTCATGGCTGTCCTGACATTCCGGACCATCTTCCAACCACCTTGAAACTGCACGGGGTGTGCTTGGCAAAACTCAATCTCTTCCAATTGAAATACAGGTGGTTCAACCTTCATGGTATATCCTAATCCAAGGAAATACTCAGGTAATGTTCCCTGTATCTGCTTAAGATTCCTGCGTTCTACGATGAGAACACAGTCATCCCCGCAGTTTGCCAGACTGTACTCATTGATCCCCAAATGGCGCATATATCCGTAAATCATAGCACACATTAACAAATAGTTACCCAGCGAAGTGTTTATATCCCCACTCATGCGGCATCCCTCCTTACGGTAGGTGATTGTGCCATCAGGCACATACCCTTTCCCTTTGTTATGGAGCTGCCAGTCCAACAACTTGCCCAAAAGCTTGTTGCCAGGGTACAAGGCCCTGTAGAAGCTATGCTCATATTGCAATGCTTCCACGGAACAGTGTTGATCAAACCGTGAGGCATCGAGTCCAATGGCAACAGGCTTGTCGAACCTATCCCACTTATCTCGAAAGATCTGCCCCACCTCATCCGCTGTGTAACCTTTGATGCATGTGGTTTCTCCGAATACGCCGTCCACAGCTTTCATCAGTTTGGATTCCATATGCCGTAGATATCTTCCAAGTTCCACATTGTACCTAGGGTTACGAGGCTGTATCACCCTAGGTGCTGGGTCACCTTTGGCCGTCGATATCTTCTCCGCCTTGACGAAGGTAGTCAGATGACTATCCCTCTCCGAGACGGGTGTGATATGCAGACTCTCCACGGCCCGCGTGTAAGTACGGAGTTTCGCACCACTGTAGTATGACAGAAATCCGTCATACCCCAAACGGTGGGCCACCCCGACCTTCTCACAAACCGCTTTCCTGAACGGGGAAAGACGTCCAAAGGCTCCTTTGGTAGGTTGTGGAGTGCGAGTGAG